CTTGCAGAAGAAGGCGTTACATATGAATCATACGCAAAATTTGCAGGAGCTGAAACAGTAGAATTAAAAATTGATAAGAAGAAAGAGAAAGAAATCTTGAAGCCACAAAAAACTATATTGGTAAAAATGGATAGAATGAATCATTCATATCAAGCCATGGGTTATACTTTTACACAGCAACACCCTTTTGTTGCAATGTCCGAAGATGACGCACAAAAAATTTTTGACACACAAACAGGTTTTAGACTGGCAACTCCAAGAGAAGCACAAGAATTCTACTCTTAATCGGGGGGATAATAATTGCAAACACTTGTTCGTGAAGCAAGGGAGCAAATAGTACTAGGTGTATTTAAAGATGGTAAATTAACTCCAGCTGATAGCACACCTACATTTGTTGTTATTGATGCTGATACTGAAGATCAAATATCAAGCGGAACAGCAATTCCTAGGCTAGATGGAGATGGAGATCCCACAGGCAATTATTATCTTATTGCTGATCCAGAAACAGAAACTGCATTAAATAGAGTATTAAAAGTTACATGGTCATTTGCTTTGGATGGCTATGATACAACTCATATTGATTATTATAAAGTAGAAACCCCATACGCAAGTCTAGATGATATTTATGATTATCATGGATGGTCAGCTCAACCATCTGATTTAAATTACATGGATCCACATGAGATTACAAAAGCAGAAAAATTAGCTAGAACAATAATTATTGGATATACCAATCAAGATTTTGGTTTACGCTATGGACTTCAAGAAGAATTTGGTCGTGGATCAGATGCTCTTGAATTGCTTGAGGTTATGCAAAGCATTGATAAAGTGTGGGAAAATGATATTTTAGTTATAGATAATACTACAGATCCCGTATACAATACTTTTGGATTTTCAATGGAATTGACTCTTACCAATAAGGCGGTAAGGATCTATAACCCTGGCTGGAGTGTTAGATACGATAATCAAGTAGATCCTGCCATACTGTTCTATGGAAGATTCAGAAATAATTCTAGATATAAATTTGAAGGTTTAATTGGATACAAATACGTTCCAGAGGATATTAAACTTGCTTCAATGATGTTGGTTGGTGATATGTTAACCAATGATTATAACTGGAGAAATAAATATCTTAATAAAGTCAATCTTAGTGAAGTTTCCTTCAGTATGGCTGGCGGAGCATTCAATGGAACAGGCAATATTGCAGTAGATAACATTCTCGATTTATATCGAAATATTCGTATTGTGGTGATTTAATGGCTACATCAGCAATATCTTTTGTTGCATCAATTATGAATACTAAATCTGATATTTATATTCAACAAAATTCTCAAGATGCAAATACAGGTTTTGTTAATCGTCAATGGGTATATAATGAAACAATTCAATGTAAAGTTGAACCAGTAAGTTCTCCAAATTCTTATTCCCGTGGTGGAAATAAAGCATTCGACACTGGTCAAGCAGGATATCAAGAAAAAATACAACTTAGAATTAAAACTTTAAAACCATTAAGTAGACGTTGGAGAATTGGAAATATACGCTCCAACAACAATCAAAAATTATATTTTGAAATTGATAAAATTGATGAGCCTGACACATTCTTTGAAGTATTTTCTTCACATGCCGTATTAGATCCATTTGGCAAACTTAGTTATTACGAATCAATTGTGCAAAGGGTTCCAGTACAAAATAATGATACAATTCAAAATTGATCAAGCATCAATAAATAATATGTTTACAGAATTTAATAGTAAATATTATGCTATTCAAGAATTAACTAAACCCAGAACTCTTGAAGAAATTGCAAAAGCATCATTTACAATTAGTGGTAAAAAATTTGTTGCTGCAGTAGATAGAAAAGCAAAAATATTTCCTAAAAAATATCATCATATTTATGAATGGAATCAAGTGGGTTCACCCAACGCAAGATTGTTTACTTTGAAAAGAGCAAAGATTTCTGGAGGTGGACATTTAGTTATAAGTGCAGAATTTAAAAGATCTAATAGGCCAGTACCTATTCCAAGAGCACTAACTATGCCTGGAAAAACTGGAAAATATGTAAATAAAAAACATATATTTGCAAACAAAGCACAAGTAATGGAAAACGGTCTTCCAATTAGATTTCAAACATCAAGAACAATTGCATTCTTGGCAGGACAAGGAATTACATTTGTTCCAGAGGGTAAAGTAATAAATATTTTAAATCCTGGCGGTAAACTTGTAAGAGGAGCTTTTAAACAACTTGCTTTGCAATGGTATAGAGATAATTATAGTCATGCCGTTGACTCGTCTGGAATTTTTAAAAATATTGAAAATAAACTATCATTTATATTGAATAATAAAAATGCTGGTCCTGTTCAAGCAAGACAAGCAATTAAAGAAATAGCAGAAAGATATTCAGAAGGAATAAGTGTAATCTAATGGTTGATTATAACAAGAGTGCTTTTTATGAAATTAGAAGTCTTGTATGGCAAGAATTACAAGATGCGGGTTTATTTGATGAACAAAATTATTATGCTGATGGATTTACTAAACCATTAATTCCAATTATTCCATCTCAACAAATACCAGAATTTAACAACTTACTTCCTGGAATGCCATATATTACATATGATATAACATCAAGACCATATCAACAAAACTGGTGGATTTCAGAAGAAGTAGTAACATTTAGTATTGTTTCTACAAATGCTTTACAAATTAATGCTATATCAAATCTATTAATAGATGTATTTCGAAGATATGATAAATCAGCAAAAGATATGAATCTATTTAGAGATGAAGAAAGCAATTTTAACTATCATTATTTTATGGTTGATTATGCTGATTCAGTACAACCATTTGAAACCGAAGGTGGATTCATGGTAGGAGAAATAGCAGTAATGTATGCCTATAGTAGAAATATCAATACTACTACGGGTAAATTCTTATAAATCTTTGTTTTATTTTATTTTAATGATAATATTAACTTGAGGAAGTAAATATGCCAACTTTATAAAAGTAAAGGTAGGTGAAAAATTAATACATGGCTACAAACGTAAAAAATATTCTTGTTGGTGCTGCTGATCTTTATATCAGTAATGGATCTGGATCATCACGTCCTTCTACGTCATCTGCAAGCCTTAACACTCTTTTTGGAGGAGCTACTGGAGACAGTGCCAGAGAAAAGCTTTCTTCAAGCACTGCATGGAGAGAAGTAGGTTATACCAATAATGGTCTTAACATTTCTTATGAACCAAATTATGGTGAGGTTATGGTTGATCAACTTCTTGATGCTGCTCGTTTATTCAAGCAATCTTTGAGAGTTGTTCTTTCTACAGAACTTACAGAAGGTACATTGGAAAATCTTCAACTTTCATGGGGTCAAATGGATACCTATTATAGTGCTGATGGAAGTACAACAACTGCATTAGCACAAACTACACCAGTTTCTGGTGAGCAAGGTGCTACATTAAATATGGCTGCAGGTGCTTTGGGAGATGCTCCAGTTGAAAGATCTTTTGCTGCAGTAGGAAATGCTCCTTATCAACAAGGTCGTTCCGTAACAGCAGCTGGTTCTACAATTACAGGAAATACATCTAATCTTCGTGAGAAAGAGCGTGTTTATATTGCCCGTCGTGTTGTCAGCATTGACACTACAGCACACGGACTTAAGCGTGATTCAGCAACAGTTTTTCCAGTAACATTCCGATGCTTGCCTGATGATTCATATGCAGGTGCAGAATATGGTGTTGTTATTGATCGAATTTGGGGATCAAACTAATTTAAAAATTTAATATTGACGGTTAAGCCTCCTATGGGAGGCTTAACTATTTTATGTATTTACCATAAAAATTGGTATAATTTTATATGACAAACAGGAGGAATCTTGGCAACAACAGTTTACAATATTGAAGAAATTGAATTATCAAATGGAGAAAGATTAGTAATTAGACCGCTCCCAATTAATCGTTTAAAAGAATTTATGAAGGTTATCAAAAAAATGGATGACCCCGATCTTGAATCTGAAGATGCAGCCATGGAAATTTTTATTGAAGCAACCATGGTTTGTTTAAAGACATTAAAGCCAGAACTTGCAGAAGATAAAGAAAAGTTTGAGGACATTATTGAAGTTCCTACCATGATGAAGATTTTGGAAGTCGCAGGTGGATTAAAACTTAACGACCCAAATCTTCTGGGGGCAAGTCTAGTTGGGACGAACTAGATTTAGCCTCCTTGGAAGCTGAAGTTTTTCTATTAGGTCATTGGAAAAATTTTCAGGAACTTGAAGATAATTTGTCCCTCGAAGAGTTGCAAGCAACTCTTGATGCAATAAGAAAAAAAGAAGAACGGGAGCGGGAATTCTTGGCAGCTTTAAATGGCGTAGATCTAACCACAACAGAAACACAAGATGTTTCAGATCTTAACAGTCGTTTTACAGCTGAAAAGGAAGGCTTTGGCGCTGGCGAAGGTCTTGGCTTCTTGTCGTTGGAGTGATAAAAATTGAGTCGTATTGAACTTAATGTAGTTGCTTTAGGTAATTTCTCTAGTTTAACTAAAGAAATAAATATACTTAAAGCTCAAGTTGCTGCATTAAATAAAAATATAGGTTCAATTGGGCTTACCAGTCAACAATTAAGTTCTATTAAGAATATGACTGGCGAATTAAATAATGCCATTTTATCTTCAGGTCAATTTACAGCAAAAACAATTGCATTACAAACAGAAACAGAGAAGTTTGGAAAAGCATTAGATGCTGGAAAATTAAAACTTAAAGAATATTATTCTATAATTTCTCAAGGTTCTAAACAAGCTCAATCTCAATTAAGAGCTCTTGCAATTGAACAGACTAAATTACAAAATTCTCTTATTGTTAGAGATCCACTTAAAGGTGGAATGGCAACTGTATTTACTCCTAAGAATATAAATGAAACTTCTAATGCTATTCAAATTGCAACAAATCAACAAAGACTTTATAATTTAGCTCTTGATAGAGGAGCAACATCTTTAATTAACTGGGGTAAAAATACTCAGTGGGCAGGCCGTCAGCTTACTGTAGGTTTAACAGTTCCAATGACAATGTTTGGTTCAACTACTGCAAGAATTTTTCAACAGATGGATCAAGAACTTACAAGAATGCAAAAGGTTTATGGAACGGGTCTTGCTCAACCAACACAACAAGCTCTTATAGCAATTAGAAAAGATGTTTCAGTTCTTGCAAAAGAATTAGCACAAGCGTGGGGCGTTCCTATTCAAGAGACTGCGGGAATGGCAGCAGATCTTGCAGCAACTGGTAAGACAGGATTAGATTTAGTTAATGCCACTAGAGAATCTATACGTTTAGCAAAATTGGGTGAAGTAGATAGACAACAAGCAATGCAAGCCACAATATCATTGCAAAATGTTTATAAATTAAATACTACACAATTAGCAAATGCTGTTAACTTTCTTAACGCAGTTGAAAACCAAACTTCTACTAGCCTTCAAGATTTAGTAGATGCTATTCCAAGAGTTGGTCCTATTGTTGCACAATTGGGTGGATCTTTTAAAGATACTGCAGCAATGATGGTTGCTATGAAAGAAGCGGGAGTCCCAGCAGCACAATCTGCAAACGCTATTAAATCAGCAATGGCTTCCCTTATTAATCCTTCTAGAGATGCACAAAAAACATTTAGACATTTTGGTATAGATTTAGCTGCTTTATCCAAACAAACAAATGGCAATCCTGTTTTGATGATAAAAGAATTATCTGCAGAATTAAAAAACTTAGATAAACTTACTCAAGCACAATTAATTGAAAAGTTATTTGGAAAGTTTCAATTTTCCAGAGTTCAAGCACTTGTTGATAATTTAAATAGAGTAGGAAGTCAGGCTCAAACTGTATTTAGTTTAATGAATGCTTCAGATCAACAACTTTCTAAAATGGCTCAGGCAGAATTAAAAGTTCAAACAGAATCCACAACTGGAAAATTTAAGAGAACTTTAGAAACACTTAAAGCAGATCTTATTCCTATCGGAGAAGAATTTACTAAAATCATTACTAAGCTTTTAGAATTTGGCGATTCAGTTGTTAATATGGCAAGTAAGTTGGGACCATTAAAATCAATTCTAGGTGTTATTCTTGGTTTTGTTTCTGTGGCAGGTCCTATATTAATGCTTGCAGGTGTATTCGGAAACTTATTTGGTTATATATTTAAAGGCGTATCCATACTTAGAAACTTAAGTATGGGTACTAAAAATTTAGCCAGTGTTACAGGATTATTAACAGCTGAAAATATTGCTGCTACTAATGCTTCTAAAATATTTGGAAATTCGTTGTTACAAGAAGCAAGTGATGCAAATATTCTTAAAAATGCTATTGCACAATTAACATTGCAAATGGAAGGACTTGCTGGGGTTCAGTCTGCTGCTTCAAGTCCACTTTTATTAGCAAAACCTGGAGTTGCAGACAAGAGAGCTACAGCAGGTAATAGAGTTGGTTTAAATGAAGCACAACAAATGTTGCTTGGTGGTGCATATGTTGGCACAAGTTATAGAAGTTTTAAATCTCCAATTCCAGGTTTAGAAAGAACACATATTAGTACAAATACTGCGTTTCAAGGAGCAGTTCCTGATGACTTAGTTAGTCAAGTAAGAATGGCTGGAAATTCACAAGATTTGTCAAGAGAAGAATTAAGACAAGCATATACAAATTTTGCCATGTTTACTCCTTCAACTTGGAATAGAGGAAAAAATCGTGCTACAGGTGCAGAAGCTGCAGATTGGATGCGAGGAACAACTAATGGTATTAAACATTCTGTAGCAGCAACAGATATAATGAAAAAAACTGTTTTAGCACAATTAGCTGAATCAATGGATAATCCTCAAGCAGCAAAAACTGTTGAGGCTCAAGTTGATAAAGTAATGCGTACCTTTGGAAATAATTTTACTAAATTAATTGCAAAAGTTGAAGCAGTTACAGATGCAGAACTTGAAAGAGTTGCTACTCAAGCAATGGATATGACATTAAAAGGTAAAACTGTAAGTCCAGCAATAAAACAAGCAATTGTAAATATGAAAAATACTCCCACAACAGTATCTGCATATGGGAATTTGGGTGCTTATGCATATGGAGGAGCACCAATAGATCCTGCATTATTATTAGCTGAAACATCAATGATAACAAATGGAACTCAATCACAACAACAACCAAAAGCATCAGCAAAAACTGGATTTTTTTCTAAGCTAAGAGGCAGGGCTGGCGGAGGAATGACAGGCCTTGCTGCCATGATGTTACTCAATATGTTTGGAGATAAATTACCATCAGGAGTAGGCAGTGTTGCAGGTGGTGCTGCAACAGGAGCAATGATTGGTAGTTTTATTCCAGTTCCAGGAGGAACCTTAATTGGAGCGGGAATTGGTGCAGCAATTAGTGGAATTTCAGAATTAATTAAAAAAGAAAAAGAACATGAAGCAGTTGTTAAAGCAACTTTTAAAGCATCAGCAACTGCTGCAGAAATGTTTGGAAGCTCTTTAGATGGTGTTACACTTTCACAACAAAAACTTTTTGATGTTCAAAAAACAACAACATCTATGAGTCAAGCTAAGA